GTATAAGCGACTGCTCCATGCTTGAAACTTGCAACAGAGTATTAAAAATTCCTTCACCGACGAATCGGTCAATTAAAAAACTACTCTGAGCTAATATCAAACACGATTCGAGCGAATCACGAGTCTTAAATACGATCTTAAGACCCGCGCCCCTTGTTGCTAGGGACTCGGTGAAACTACTGGTGTACATAAAAACATATATGTACTAAAGTCTTCACCTATGGCTGTCGTCACTAATGTAGGATTTGATACAACCGCATTAGTGAAAATATCGACCTGATATGCCATCTCAGGTTCGAAGTATGAATTACCAGCAGCAGCACGTGCTGGTAAAAAACGCTTATTACTATACCAAGGTAATTCAGCGGCGAGTGGTGTTTGGTTTGAAAAACCGATTGTAGAACCATTCCAATTTATTGTATTTGTAAGGCCTACACCTGCTGGTGTTAGACGCGATTCATAATTTTCAGCGCCTAATGGTAAGCGTGTGATGGTTCCAGTCACAAAATTTCCTATGATACGTGTTCTTGTTGATCCTTTCCACCCAACAAATGCAGGGACAAACCACTGCCATAAAGACATTTCAACACGTTCTAGTTGTACTTTAGCATACGAAACTGGAAGCATTGGAAATGCTTTTTGATAATGATATGGCGTTGGTAATGGTGGAATGAAGTGCGCTACTGTGTATCTCTTTAGGATTTGTCGTATGCTAGTGACAGATTCACCAAAGAAGATACTACTTAGAACAGGTTTTTCTTCTGAAGTTCCTGCCATAGTCTCAATATCAGATAAATCTCCTTGAACAGGTACAGCTTTCATACCTAAACCGTAAACACCTACAGGATTAGCTCCAGTATTTGTAATAATTAGGTTTCCCGTTACTGGTAAATTAGTTGTATCTCCCAAGAACTGCCTAGGATTATCACCAGCACCCACTGCAACTGTTTCAATAGCACTATTAGCTTCGAAAGTTAAAGTGGCACCCAAATCAGATTTTGCCATGACACAATTGAAACTACCAGCTGGTGGTGTCAATGATATTTTGGCTCCTGCTGCTAGTTCCCACCACGTGTATTCACTATCTGACTTTTTCTCAGCGCTTCCACTAACAACAGATCCTTGTAAATCATCCATGCGGAAAGTCGCAGATGGAAAGTTGAACTTTGCACGCATATTTTCAACACACAATGGTGTTGTCCATGGTTGTCCATCAATTGATTCTATGAGAAAGTTAGCAGTGCTAGTATTGGCAGGTACTGTGTAAGTAACTATGGCTTTCTTAATACCATCACTACCATTTGGTCCAAATGTCGATGTATAAGGGACACCGCCAATGGTAACTTTTACTGTCGCTGGGGCTGCATTAGCAGCTACTAATTGGAAAGTCAAATCGTAAGGTGTCGCCACCGACTCCAAGTTACCGTTCAATGAGAGAGTGGTTGAACCATCAAAGTTCTTAACCATGTTATTGGCTCCTAAACAAATAGCGCCATAACCGTATAAACGTGGCGCTAGAACATCTTTGTCACCACCAGGTTGTATGTAATGCACATAACTACCTAGTGTGGTACCATAACCTGGGGGATCTGGTACATTCGGATTTCCACTACCTCCATCATCAACTGGTTGGGGATTCTTCCCATTTTGATTGATAACTAAACCAATTAAATTGCCTGCATTAGGTGCTTGAACTTCAAAATCATCGCACGCTGATACATAAACATTAATGTAGGCATTGGAAACTGTCTCACTTGGTGCAGTCAAAGAGTTAACGACAAACATAGATAATATGCCATTAGCTCCAGCGACATTCCCAGTGATGGCTGTATTGCCAAACATAGGTGCTGTTAAAGGTACAGGTGGAACTATAAGGTATGGTAAACCTTGAGCCCAACCAACTTCCACTGTGAAATCTGCGCCATCTGCAATGTCAACCAACTTTGTATAATTTACATTATATTCAGTTGTTTGTTGATGATGTGGGTCATAACAGACGCGCAAACGTCCACGATGGAATTTGGATGCCACAACTTCAAAACGAAAGCGTATGGAACCCCTCCAATAACGAAATGGGAGGGCAACCCACCCCATTGGAGTAAAGAACGCTTGATTACCATTCACACCGAACATTAAAGGTGTAACTGGCGTGTTGAACAATAGTTGCTGCGGTGGCATATAGTTCTCCCACACAAAGGTAGTTAAATAAGACTCTCTTTTTGCTAGCGGCACTAACGCCATCTGATCAAAAGGGTCACATCCTACCACCCGTGGATCAATTGTGACTTCTTGCTTACTATCTAATGCTAAAGTTTCACAGATATCTGTATTATTAACATTAGTAAAACGCCTAAAGCCGTCATTAACAAATCCTTGATGTGGGGCAACTTGTCTGGGTCGTGACATACCAAACAGACTAGCTATAGACGCAACTGCATTGCTCATTAAAGATGTAGCCTTAGCATACTTACCAATGATAGGTAAGTTAGCTAAACTAGTTGATAAACGTGCAAGGCTAGTCGCAGGTGCTGATATTACGCCAGCTGGATGTGTATCCTCTATCTCACCCTGTACCGTAATTGGTACTGAAGTGGGTTGTGAATAAGACACATCCTCTGCCCATGCGAAAACCGTCACTGTAATAGAATCAGTGGCGTTATTCGCATTCTGTAGCATATTCAAATCTGCAATAGTCAAATTACCCATATTTTTCCATTCTTGTGCTGGTATTGATAAAGCACTTTTTGGGTACATATATGGTAAAACTAGCTCAGCTACCTCATCGGCTGCTGGGTTGATAACCACATTAGGTCTCTGACTTGCTTGAATAAAGTCTTGTTGTATGCCAGGTCGGTTAAAAGTATATGAATCTATGAACGCTAATGGATTATAAGATACCATTAGGCGTCCATAATAAAAGGGACTACTATTAACAACGACCTTAATATGTAACCGGGCTCGAAGCAAATAAAAATTGCTGAGCTTTTCGGCTACGCGTGGATTTTCAAAAAATAAAGACCATGGGTCAATAATTTGATGAAAAGACACGCCGGGTATCCACTCCTCCGTAAAGATAGCTTGTGGTCTCTGAAAGAAACTATCTACCGTATCGGAGGTGTCCGCCAACATATAAGTGGTTTCCAGCGGATTGTCTACGGACTCTAGCGCCGTAGTTGCTCTGTCTGTAAAGCTGACAGTAGCTTGCGTATTATTACGCTGTATGTTATCTGTAAAAGAAATGTTGGTTCGGTTATTTATCCCATACACACGTGGAACCACTGTGTGTTAGGTTTGTAGTCATTGTTTGTCAAACTCCTCTAAATAAAGGTGATGTTTTAGTACATCGACTATGATGACATCCCTAGGTTACATGTGACTAGCATGTTAACTTGGTAACTATGTCAAAATAATGAGTGATTAAACACGTCTCATTAATCCGTGTAAATGTGTAAAAAGTGTATATATATGTATATGCAAACGTTATGTATGTAAATGTAAATATGTATATAATATAACATGTATCACTAAGAAATATATAAAACACATGGGCCTAATCATCCCACATTTTGGAGATGTACTCATTGATATCATCTTCGAGAGAACTAACGGAATTCTCAGGTGTGCTATTATACCTATCATATATATCCAACTGCCACTCTTGGTAAGATCGTGATAGTTCGGGTATAAATGGCGCCTCCGGGCAGTTCATCATCGCACGGCGCAGTGCGAAGACTATCGGGTTAAATACTTCCTCCGGGTGCCGGGCAACTTCACGCAAGCCCTGCGTAATATTGTTGCGTACCACTAACCACTCATCTTCCTGTGGTTTGTGGAGGTTGTGCCATGATTTAAGGATGGATTCGATCTCAATTGGCGCCATGACCACGCGTTTTGAAGGATGTATTGAAACATCCACGGGGACTACGCGAAATGTGCGTTTGCACAATGACGCATGTTCGAGATCAAAATAATAAACCATGTCCTTACTTTTATCAGGCATAGTGTAAGTGATACCATGGTCCCTACACCAATCACGGTAGTGCATCATATGGAACCATGGAATCTCCTGTGAAATAGCTCCTACCGAATCATCGCCAACGAAACCAAACTTGCAATAATCCCTAAAGATACCTACATCGGGTGGGCGTCCGTAATTATCACACCATTGCATGTAGAAGAAACAGCGTTTTAATAAACTATTTCCTATTCCATTTATAGCAACAGTGCCAGGATTCCCAGATGGCATATATCCATAGAATGATAATAATGTACCATTGAAAGCATAAATTGGGTTAGCTATGTCTGCGAACCACGAATGTAGAACGGTGAGCCAATAGGGCGTGTACCCCATTGCCTCACCTAGCGCATAGAAAATTGTGCCAACAGCCTCAATAACTTGTGAGGAGATAGTTTGATCATATGCACTATAATCGCCATTCATGATCTCTTTACCGCCAAAGGCATTCAAGAAATCATAGGCTTGTTCCCATTCATCGGTTGTAGTCCTCATTCCATACCATTGTTCTGATAACAACGGGAAGGAATTAAGAAAAGCCAAGATTGAACACAACACCATGCGACCAATGATGAGAAAAGCCAGTGGCATTACATAAAAAATACGAACTTTCTCCTTCCCGATTGGTGTAGGTTCATCCTTCAGAGCACCTTTGGAGATGGGTGCGCATCTATTACCACTAGCGAGTATTTCCTCTATGCGTTTAACTTCATCGAGTACGTACGGTTTCGCTGTGTAAATATTACCTACCTTATCATCATTAACGACGTCCATATGGTCCTTCTTCGAACCTGATAGTCCAATACCAGGTGAGGTTGCCATGTTCATTGCATTAATACTTTGACCAAACATTTTCCTACCATTCAATGCTTCGAACATATTCAGAGGTCCGAATGTATAATCGATTTCGCGTATCTTGCTAAGCATTTCTTTTAAGTAATCAGCAACAGCCCATGTTAGTGCTGCAGGTGGCAGCGCTCGCATTGGGTGTTGTGCCTTTTGGTATGTAGCCGCAAAATTACGATTGGCATTGAAGGCTGGTTTGCCATGTTTCCGTTCATAACCTTCCATAGCCAGGAAGGGTGAAATCTTTGTCGCTGTAATGGTAGAAAAAGTTGTGGCTCGTGTACCATCAACCGCACCATATACTTCAACTATTGGCGCACGACCGTCAGGATGCATGGTAGCAAAATTGACACAAGAACGTGGGTCCGGTTCGACAGACGTATAAATATCTTCGTCATATATTTTACCACCACACACCGTGTTTATCGATACTAGTGGTGGAGGCATTTTCTTCTGTAAAGTCACACCTTGTACATCAATAACCAAATCTTGATCAATAAAATCGAAACAAGAACGTGGTACAAATTCAGATATAACAAGATTGCCTGTCCGTCCATTATGTAAACCAATGATTGTGTTGACGGTACCACGAGAAATCCATGCGCTGCAGCAATCACCATTTAAGGTTTCGCCGTTTGTTATCCCGCAAAAGCCACTAATACCACCAGGTATGGCGGTCGTGAGTATGTCGTTTTTAAAAGCTGCCAACAAAGTTGGTCTTTCACGATTACTCGGTAGGACAATTGTCGCTTCGACATCACCACGCGTAAACTTCTCTGGGAAAAGTTCGCGAATATCACCGTTACGTGGTATACCAGAAGCACGAAGACACACATGATCCTTCATCACTGGGTGCATCGTCACACTATCGAAGTATACACGTTCATACACTCCACAAGAGCGTTTCGATTTTTGCTCGAATTTATACGCTCCTGTCAAGTCCATAAGCATGTAGCTGTGTTTTGGCAATACAACATAATCACCACAGACACGAAGTGCTGTGCATCTGACTTGTTTACCTTCTGCTTTGGCAGGTCCAGTAATGGTGTATGTATATTGTGATACCTTATCACCCAAATCAGTAGCTGTGGTAGTTTTCGACTTATGCGAAACAACAAAATCCGCTTTAACAGAATCACGTGTCGCCCATTCTGTCGGTTCTTCAATACGTTTTTGGATATCTTTCAATCCAGTGGGTTGCAAATTACCCTGATTCATAAATTGAAGACCGGTCATTAAACGACGAACGAGCACTAAACCAACCGCTACAGCAGGGACAAAAAAGACATAGTCCAATAATTCTGTAGCTAACTCGGGTACACGATCCTGGAAGGAACGTATTAAACGAGATGTGATAAGTCGCGTGGCTACAATATGAGTGTTGTACACGATTGAATAAGCTAGATAACACAGCACAATTGCATAAATCAAGACAATCTCGACTGGCAAGTGCCACATTACTAACAAGTTCAAAAGCATGAATAGTAAAAACACAAATTCATTGTAATCTAACACAGCCCAAAAAAGTTCTGTGCAACCACGCGTAATCTTGTTGGTCAGAAAAGCTGTAAACACTGGTGTTTCTTGTGTTATCGTAGAGGTCATTGTCAGTAAACGGACTAGTGCCACACCTGCTTCTGTATTCCTAGAAGCTGGATTCAAACGCTGGTATATTCTACGTGTTGCAGAAATTAAACCTTGGTTCTTTACAACTGGTTTACATTCCTCACGCTCATCACCACAATCACAACGGGTGACATCATGACAACACTTACGGCAGTAAGCCGCTTCATTCTTAGTATTGAAATCCGCTACACATTTAGCTTGTCGCGCACGATGTGCTACTGCTCTCTTCATAACAACACTTTCATATTTAGACCAGCATATTTTGGGTCCATACGTTAGTGTTATTTTCTTCTCTTTATTGACGCTATAGGTGATTTCCGAAACGTCAATAGGGCATTCGCCTTCGCGAACCTTGGTATAGTCTAATCTGCCGCTAGGTCCAGTACAGTACTTTTTTGGAGTAACTTTTAGGGATACATCTAGTCGATTAAATATAGACATAGGTTCATTAGAATGCTGATGCGCATTTAAATGCGCCACATTTGTGGTAATCATCAATAAATCTGGTTGAATTGGTATACAACCTTTTTCGATCACATCAGCTTTCACAGCCATCGTTGGTACACAATTGTTATACTTGATAAGATTGGCTGTTGGTGGCTTTTGTTCTGCAGCAGGACCCTTAGTATTACACATATCATCCAGAATGACGACAGTAGTTTTCCCATTTACTGGGTCATACTTTTCATCTTCATTGATAGTTACTTGGTTCTCTGGTGCTGTAGGCACACCTGTAATAGCTCCAAATTGATGGACAATAGTGGGGAGGAGCGTTGATTTCCCCACACCGGACGCACCATATAGCATTATACAAAATGGTTTTGGGCGGAAGCCTGACGTTGTAATTCTTGCTTGCACGTCGGAAATAAGGGCTTGCACACGTTGTTTCATGTTAATCGCAAGCGCTTCTTCGGCCCCATGCTTACGCCGGATATACTCTTCAAGATCAATGAGTACTTTCTTAAGCATGGACAAATAATGGCTATCGGCTATATTATGACGCTGTAACAGCATACCGCGCACAAAGTCGTCCTTGCGCGATAACAAATCACTTGCGACAGTCATTACGCCTTTCCCAAGTACAAAATGAGAAAGGTTGCAACCGCATGCTAAGTCTCTGGCTACCTCGAAAGCAAATTCAAAAGAACGCAATACAGTGCCAAAAACATCGCCTTTAACGGTCGTTGCGGCGTCTTTCACGAATCTAGAGCTAATAAACTCTAATTCCCCCGCACTAATCTTTGTGCAGAGACCGCATAATGCAGCAATACCTATCGTATCTTTAAAGAACAAGTACGTAGGCGAATCATAAAAACTGGAAGACACACTCTTTGTATTGCGTATATAATTCAGTATTTGCTCCAAGGCTGCTGACGGACCTTGGACTTCGGCTGGTGAAGAACGTTTCATCACCATTTGGGAGATCTTAGCTCCTGCAATTGAACCAATAAACTGTGCCGTAGCAGTTATATATTGGGGTAATGTTTCACATGTAACTAATGAACCAAAGAACAGAGTAATTTTGGAAGTGATCTCCAAGAGCTGCTCACTGGTATCAAGACCAGCATTAGTTAAATGTGTATTGATAGACGTACCCACCCTGGCTACAAAGCCATCAGGGAAGGCCACGAATCCATCAGGAACATCCTCGGACTTCGCAAAACGATTATAGGCAGCATTAAAGTCTTGATGCCTAATAAAACCATTTACGAGAACATCCGGTTGTTGAGGAGCCATAAATTGAACCTCATCACTTTTAAACAATAAATCTCGCATTTGCGTTAATACTGTTGCTTTTGGTGCCGTTACAGATTCCTCGAAGACAGCAAAATTCGCTGCTTCATCAGAGAGATCTGGCCCCCGGTCTTGGGGACTATTATTGGAAGGATCAGTGACTGAACGGAAAAAGCGCATAATAATTTAAATAAACTATCATGAGCCTAATCCGATCAATCAAAGACCAGGATGGCCTCGGATTGATACTTGGATCAGGGAGGACAAAGGCGTTATGCAGAGTAACGTACTCAATGCACTAACCTACCTACTTGGTATCGGGATTATGTTTTGAGACAACAAACGTCCCTAAGGTAATTAGCGTTTACAATAAAATACTCACCCACATTCATTCGATCACAACTTTAAAAAGAAATAGATTAAATCTTAATAACCTATCAAGTCATGAATACAATTCAAAGAATCGGAATTATGGTGTGCAGCTTTCAATTAAAGCAGTAACTTTATCCATGTTCATGGTTGGAGAATCCTTTCGGACCCTCCGAGTTTAGTGTGCAGGGAAATCCTCCGTACGGTATTAAAACCGTATTATTCTGCTGGACCGACTTGCAATAACTGCTATGTAGTAATCGGTTCTACGTTGCTATTCTTAACTATGTAGCCTAGGATCTTTTCTTTTATATAAAGAATTAAATAAGAAACTATAGTATTCTATATAACCTCTACAGGTTTGCCATAAGGCCTAACTATTTACCACTTGGTTTAGTGGATGGTTTGTCAAAAAACATACCATATGCGAAGCATTAATAAGAGTATATATAGTACACTAATAACACAATAAATATAAATATAAATACATAAAATAATATACATAAATGGTAAGTGAACTGGTCACTATACCTATAATATTTGTCATCATTAATCGACACTCGTATGACCCGAGGTTACAACATATGTCCCGTGGGAGATGTTGTAAAAAGACTGCAATAAATGCAACCGTCAATTCGATAAATATTGTATTGTGTGTGCAAACTTTCCGGTTTACACACAATGCTCAGATACTTAAATGGGACAGATAAATAAAACAATACCTGCAAAAACAAGAATTAACAAATCTATAATAATAGAGATGAAAATCTTAATTAGTACAGATACGTTTATCCGTGACATCCTATATTAATGGGATAATGAGCTATATCACCAGTAACTAGTAATGTCCGCCGTGC